TGTCATCATGGGTGATCGATGGTTTATGGGTTCTTCTTCGTATGCTTCCCGGATTCTGTGGGATACGGATGGTTTCCAGTTCCTTGCCGTGTCTTTGACTAGTGGGAGCGTGTTGGCGGAGTTCCCGGACTTGCAGGCTTCCAAGTTTTCGTATCGTTTCGAGGATATGACGAGTGAGACGGTGATGATTCCGTGGCATGATATTCCATCCAATTGGGTTGAGGCCACGGTCCCGTATGCTGTGGCTGTTCTTTTGGTTCGTGAGTCGACGGTATTGTGGGGTGGTATCGTGGTCAAACGCGAACGGACGTTGCAGGGTGAGGGGTTGACGCTTACGTTGGCTACTGTCGAACATTATTTAGATAGCGTGTATGTGAAGGATCATTCCTATTCCGGTTGGGAGCAGACTTGGATCGCGAGTGATCTTGTAACGTCGACGCTTGAGGGGCACCGGTTCATGATCAGTGTGGACACGGCGTCTAGTAGCGTTCACCGTGACAGGACGTATGAGGAGTCTTCGGGTAAGACTTTGTTGAGTGTTCTTCAGGAGTTGTCGAACGTGCAGGATGGTCCGGAATGGTGTACGTCATGGCGGGTTGATGGTGGCCGGTATACGCCGGTTTTGACGATTGCGGATAGGATAGGTTCGGTAACCCCGGTTACGACGTTTGATGAGAGTGTGATGACGTCTTTCAAGGTGTTGGAGGATTATACGAGTGGTTATGGTGCGAACATGGTCGTAGCGGTCGGGAGTTCGTCTGGTGAGGACCAGTTGCGTTCCGATGTGATGGTGGCTGATCAGTCTTATCGTCCTGTCGTGGAGCATGTGGTCCGCCCGTCGTCGAGTATTACGCGTAAGGAAACGTTGGACGCTTATGCGTCGTCCTCGTTACGGCAGTTACAGGATGGTACGAATACCGTTGATATGACGTTGAGTCTGATGGCTGCTCCTGCTGTTTATAGGGAGTGGAAGCCGGGTGATGTCGTCGCGTGGACTATCGCTGATGATGATGGCCGTTTCACTGGTTTCGCTCAGGGTCAGGCGCGTGTCATCGGTTATAATATCGATTTCAGTGGCGCGTGGACTATTACGCCTGTGTTGCAGTAGGAGGATATGATGCAGAGTAAGTTCAGGTTTTCGCTTGATGGGGTGGATGCTACTGCCCGTCAGTTCGCTGGGATTCACCGTCAGTTGGAGGAGTTGCCGGCGAGTGTCGGTAAGAGTGTTGCCCGGTTGAATGCGCGTATCGGTTCTGTTGAGAATGATTTCGCGTCGTTGACTACTGTCGAGAGTGAGAGTGGTGTTGGCGGGTCTGATGTGGTGGTGGTGCCGGCTCATGGTGGTACCGGTGTTCGGAACGCGTATTCCGGTCCGCTTTCGTTGATGCCTGTGAAGCCGGTTTATTGTCTTTATGATGGCACGTTGGGGTGTGATTGTTCGTCGGCTGGTTCGGTGGTGGATGCTGGTGATGCTGACGGGATTATTCCGGTTGATGCTCTCCGTCGGGTGAAATGGCGGGTGTATAGGTTTAAGGATGATTTGAATCAGAGGCTTGATGATGCGCAGCCGGTTGTCGGGCTTCTTGCTGAGGATTTGGATGAGGTTGGGCTTGGTTTCTTCTGTGAATATGATGATGATGGTGTTCCGACTGGTGTTGATTATCCGAAGTTAAGCGTGGCTGTTTTACGTTTGGTTCAGGAAAGCATGGATGAGGTGGATGGGTTGAAGGATACTGTCGAGAGACTTTCCGCGAAGATTGATAAAATGGAAGAGACTTATTCCAAGAAATCTATTGGTGAGGAGTAGCTTATGGGTGTTGTTATGCATCCTTTGACCATGTTGAATGGGTATCCGTCTTATACTGCTGCTGATTATCGGCAGGTCATTAACCCGTTGCTGTTACCGTCGAATGGTACCCCGTTTGATGGGATACAGGGTGTGCGTGCCGGCTGTCCCCAGCCGTTGGTCACTATCGATGGTGTGACTGTGACGGTCAAGTCCCATTGCGGTACTGTCAGTCCGTGGCCTAATGTTGGAGCTTATACTTATGCTCTTACTACTCCGGTGTCGTTGTCCGTTGCTAGTACGACGGGTGATTATAAGATCGCGGTCGTCGTTGATGATCCGAGTCAGTCGCATGGTACGGCTCCTCGGGGTATGGTGAAAGTGTTCGATGCCAGTGTTTCGGATGCGGAGATTCCGGGTTTGGTTATCGCCAATGTTTCGTCTGGCGTGGTGTCTGACGTGGCTCCTATTTTGCGGTCCACTACCGTGGTGGAGGTTTATGATCAGTCTCAGTTGAATACTATTGGTGCGGTTGATGGTCAGGAGGCTGTTGTTGGTTCGACTGGTCGTCGGTATCGTCTTATCGGTGGGGTTTGGCAGTCGTTGGATGATATTCAGCTTTCGCCGGGGCAGTGGTATAAGGATTGGAGTTATGTTGATTATAAGTGTTCGATGGTTGGTAATGTCGTCACTATTTCCATTAAGGTGGGGCGTGGTCCTGAGTGGGCGGCGAAGGCGTGGGATAGGAGTCAGATCCTGACGTTCCCGGATTATGTGAAGCCGAGCTTTTCGGATCTTAATATTCCGGCTGCTGGCGTTGAGCATAGTGGTTTCCAGGTGGATAAGACGGGATTGTATGTGAGACCGTTTGCGGATGTAACGTATTATACTGGGGCGTGGAGTTCCGCGCTTTTTTCGTATTCCGTGTGATGTATGGAAAACCCCGGTTGTGTGCCGGGGTTTTTTCGTATTGTTTTTGGTTAGAGTGGGCAGATGCGGTTGCGGAGTTCGTTGGGTAGGGATGGTTTGGGGTTGCGTGTGAGGAAGTCGTCGTCGATGACTTGGCAGAATTTGGCGAGCCAGTGGCCTAGGCTGCGGATGTAGCCTGTTTCGAGGTCGCTGACGTGTTGGAGTTCGTCTCGTGTTTGGATGAGTTTGTTGATTTTTTCGTCTTGGGCGTCTATTTGTTTTTTGAGTTCGCCTTGGGCTTCGACGAGGTGTTGGTAGGCGGTGGTGAGGTTGTTGCGGCGGGTGCTTGCCCATGTGATGATGCCGCCTACTGCTATGCCGGCGAGTCCGATGATGGATGGGATTAGTTCGGTCATATGGTTAAGTCTATCTTAGGTTGTTTTGATATGCTGGGGGTATGAGTCGTGAATCTATCGAAGATATCGTGTTGATACTCTTGTCGTCGTTTCTTATTGGCGTCATGGTGGTGGCTGGTTTTCTGCTTGTCGTTGGGATTCCGGCTTTCGCCCGTTTTCTTTTTATTGTTTGGTATGTGTTGATTGTTTGAAAGGAGACAATATGTCATATGAATATATTACGAAGTATGATAGTCCGAATTATACGAGTGGTCGCCCGTATGGGATCAAGTACATCGTCATTCACTGGTGGGGTGACCCGGACACGCATCCTACGCTCGAGGGTGTGATCAATACCTTGTGCAGTAAGGCTCGTGGCGCTTCCGCGCATTACGTGGCTGAGGCTGGCCGTGTGGCGTGCATCGTGGATCCGGATGATCGTGCGTGGCATGCCGGTGATGGTGTCGGTGTCGGTTCGAAGGGCAATGACATGGGTATCGGCATTGAGTGTAATCCTCGCCAGTCGGATGGGGATTATGCGACGATTGCCGCTTTGATTCGTGATCTTCGTGTCGAGTATGGTGATCTTCCGTTGATTCATCATAGGGATTGTTCTGCTACGCAGTGTCCGGGCTCGTATGATTTGGAGCGTTTGGATCGTTTGTCTCGTGGTTTGGTGGCTCCGTCGAATCCGGTGCCTACTCAGCCGGCTACGCAGTCTGTGACGAGGCTTGTGGTGGATGGTTCGTGGGGTCCTTTGACGATGCGGCGTGCTCAGGAGGTTGCCGGCACGACCGTGGATGGTGTCATGTCCGGACAGGTCAGGTGTTTGGAGAATCAGAACATTGCCTGTTTGGAGGTGGGTACTTCCGGTAGTGATTGGGTTGAGTGGATGTCTCACCGGTTCGGGATTACGGATAGGCCGCGTAATGCGGGTCCGGAGTTCATTCACCGGTTCCTGTTGGAGATGAACGGTTTCCAGGGTGATGGTATTATCGGTCCGGCACCGTCTCAGGCTGTCATGGAGTTTCAGAAGCGGCTTAACGACGGTCGTATTTTTAACTGATTGGAAGGATTGTTGATTATGGCTAAGCATGTGGCGTTGGCTGATGATGAGTTGACTGGTGAACCGACTTCGGAGACCATGATTACGAATGAGTGTGCGGACGGCAGTGATAATTATGTGCCTACGTTTGATGTTGAGACGCGTCGTTGGGCGTATCTGGTGTCTGGGTTGGTTGGTATTGCCGGTGCTGTCGCGAGTCTTGTGAGTGCTGTTCCGGGTGTTCCGTCGTGGGTTGCCGTGGTCGGTGGTGCTTGCGCGTTGGTTGGTTCGGGTGTGGCTGGCTTGTTTGGCGTGCATTATGCCGGTGTGGGTCGCTGATCGACTCTGATATGATAAATGCCCCGTGGCTGGCTTGTTTGGCTGTCTGCGGGGCGTTTTTGTACTGTTTTGGGGTTATCTCCAGTAGAAGAAGTAGATGGTGACTGGTGCTGTCACGGTGAAGTCGAGTCCGATTCCGTTGTCGACTTCGTTGATTGTCGTGGTTTCGACTTCTTTGATGCCGTTTAGTAGCTTGTAGAGGTTGATGAAGGCGTCGTAGTCTTTGATGCCGATTCGGCCGTAGGTGATTTCCGGTTCGATGCCGTCTTCGTCGAGGACGGTGCCGATTTTCGGCTGTTGCATGATGAGGCTGATGATGGCGGTGAGGTATTTGACGGTTTCCATTGTGTTGTTCCTTTTTGTGTTGTGTCAGGTTTTCTGCCTGATGTTTTTACTATATCGTAAAACGGCGTGCCGTGTTTGTGCGACACGCCGTGGGGGTTTTATTCGAGGTAAATGTCGTAGTGGAGTTCGGCATTGAGTAGTTCCCGGTGTTTCTTGCGTGGTTTCCTCAACCCGTTTTCCCATGTCATGACGACGGTCGGGCTGGAGACGTGGGCCAGTTCTGCGAGTTCCGCCTGTGTGTATCCGTACCTGTTTCGCCAGTATTTGAGTCGTTCCTGGCTGGTCGTCCGTGTTTTGACGAGAGCGTAGTCGACTGGTGTATGTTTCCCGTCGGCTGTGATGCCGTAGAAGAGGCCTGTGTGTGCGTTCTGGTGGATCTTGAGTTCTTCGTTTCGGATGGTGATGGTGAAGAGTTCCTTTTCCATGGTTTTTCTTATTTCCTTTCGTCTGGTGTTGTGGTGTCGAGGATTTCCTCCATGAGTTCCTCGCCTTTCTTGGTGAGTTGCCATCGCCAGCATGGCCTTTTTCGTTCGCTGATGCCGTTTCTGTCGATGCGATGGACGTATCCTTCGCGTTCTAGTTCGACCAGGCGGCTTCTCAGGCTTTGGGGCGTGTCCCGGTATCGGAAGTCTTCTGCTATTTGCGT